GGCTTCGGCTTTCGCTAGTACTTCGGCGGCGGCTTCGGCTTCGCGGTTTGCTTTCGCTTCGGCTTCACGGTTAGCCAATGCCAATAACGCGGCTTTCGCTTCGGCGGCTTTTTTTGCTTCGGCTTCGGCTTTTCTTGTGGCGGCATGGATAATTTTAGCCGTTTCTAGCTCTTCACTTTTAGCTTTTTCTCTGCCGACGTTAGTGGTAAAAACCCCTGTTTTTAAGTAGTGGTTTAGGTTGGCAGTTTGTTGCTTTAGGTTGGCGGCTATTTGTTCCGCGGTTGGATCAATGAAAGGCATTGCTTCGGCTTTTACTTCGGCGGCGTGTTCACATTCCACTATGTGACGTGTTTTAACCATGTTTAAAAACCTAGTGTTGAAGTATTCTTTTATGTCATCGGTTACTTTTAGTTCGCCTTTCTTTGGCGCGGTTTTTTTGCGTCCGTCTTGGACGCTAGTGAAGCCCGCACCACGTATAGACTGCAATGCCATTTCACGTGAATTAAAAGTAAGGGTCGTATTATCAACGGCGGCTTGATGTGTATCAATAGCAGTGAACAGGCTAGATACTAAAGATAATGTATTTATTGTTGCTTTCATGATGTGTAATCCTATTAAATAGTTAAGTAAGTTATACACTGTATAACCTGATATAGTTGATTGCTAATCAACTGAGATACATTATTTCATACTTAACGCCACTTGTCAATCCTTGTCGATAAAGTTTGGCAGTATAAAGAAGCGGGCGCGCGCGTTGATGGTCATAACCTATTGATTTTTAACGCTATTCTAGGTAAATCCGACCCCCACCACCCCGTTTTTTTATAAAGGGACTCCTTCCTCTTACATAGTAATCAGCTCACTAGACCCCCTATTTTTTCAAATAGGCCTAAAAAATTTAATATATTTATTGACATTCCCCTAAAAACGTATTATGCTGGCCTCCAGCATATCAATCTTCACTTTAGACCCCCCACCCCAAAAAACTTTAGCCCTCTTATAAAAAATATTTTGCAAAAAATATAGAACCCTGCTAAGCTCCAGCCTTATTGCCTTCCACAGCAAACATAATACATGCAGATAACCACTGAAGACTTAGGGGTATTTGACCGCCCTTTTTTTACTGAAGACCCCTACGAAGCACACTTCCGTGCGAAAACAGCTTTTGCCAATGACGACTTCTTAAGAGATAACGGGGCTAATATCCCAGAGTCTACTCAACAAGAAAAGAACGAAGCCTTGCGTATTTTCTTAGATCAACCTGATGCCCCTCTTGCACCTACTACATCCGGCGCTGCTAAAGCCCTTGAAAAACTCTTAAAACGGTTTGACTACAACCTCCCCAATGCTACAAACAAGATGCGACAATATCTCATCTTTAAAATGTTTGAACTAGCTGAGAATGAAGACCCTAGACTTTCTATAAAAGCCCTTGAGATGTTAGGTAAGGTTACTGAGATAGGGTTGTTTAGTACTAAGATTGAAGTGTCCACTAATGATAAACCCACTAAAGAGTTAGAAGGAGAGCTCAGTAGTCTGCTAAAGACTTATTCATTAGGGGAGTTAAGTGGGATAGAAGCTGAGTACGAAGAGATCACCGATGCAGAATTGCGAGGGGAAGACGAGTACGAATGAAAGCCCAACTCGATAAACTATCTCATGCCGAAAAAGAGCAACTAGCAAAGCTAATAGGCGAGCTGACTAAACGTAAAAATCGGGACCTGTCTCAAGTAAAGTTCTTAGCCTTTGTGCAATCTGTATGGCCCGGCTTTATATATGGTAGGCACCATGCACGAATTGCACAGGAGTTTGAGAGGGTAGTTAGTGGTGAGTGTAAAAGACTAATAATTAACCTAGGACCAAGACACACAAAGTCAGAGTTTGCCTCTTATTTACTACCAGCTTGGTTTTTAGGGCGGTTCCCAGATAAAAAGATTATCCAATGCTCGCATACTGCAGAACTAGCGGTAGGGTTTGGACGTAAAGTGCGTAACTTAGTGGGTTCTCCTGCGTACCAAGAGATATTTCCGGGGGTAGGACTACAAACCGACTCAAAAGCAGCTGGGCGATGGAACACCAGTGCAGGGGGGGACTACTTTGCTATTGGGGTAGGTGGTGCTGTAACAGGGAAAGGCGCAGATATACTCATAATTGACGATCCGCACTCAGAACAAGAGGCAGCTATGGCTGCAAGTAACCCCGAAGTGTACGATAAGGTCTATGAGTGGTACACCTCAGGCCCAAGACAGCGACTACAACCGGGGGGAGCCATTATTATCGTGCAAACCCGATGGTCGAAACGGGACTTAACGGGTCAAGTGATCGAGGCGGCAGCGCAGAGAGGCAATGAGGACTGGAGGGTTGTTGAGTTACCTGCGGTATTACCCAGTGGCAAGCCACTATGGCCTGAGTTTTGGAGTATTGAGGAGTTAGAAGCCACTAGAGATGCTATTGATGTGTCCAAGTGGCAAGCGCAGTACCAACAGAACCCCACATCTGAAGAAGGTGCCATAATAAAGAGAGAGTGGTGGCAGAGATGGGAGAGTGAGACACCTCCACAGACAACATTCGTGCTACAGACTTGGGATACAGCGTTCGAGAAGAGTCAGAGAGCGGATTACTCTGCGTGTACTACGTGGGGTGTATTTTATAAGGATGATGCAAGCGGGGCGCCACAAGCCAATTTAATATTGTTAGATGCTAAACGGGGTAGGTATGAGTTCCCTGAGTTAAAACAAGTTGTGTTAGACGATTATAAGTACTGGGAGCCTGATAGTATTATAATAGAGAAGAAAGCATCAGGGGCACCTCTTATATATGAGCTAAGAGCTATGGGCATTCCTGTAGGGGAATTTACGCCCACACGAGGTAACGATAAGATATCAAGGCTTAATTCTGTTGCTGATTTATTTGCATCTGGTAGAGTGTGGGTGCCTAATACACGTTGGGCGGATGAGGTAGTAGAAGAAGTAGCTGCATTTCCGGCAGGTCAGCACGATGACTATGTAGATACTGTATCAATGGCTATGGCTAGGTTTCGTAAAGGCGGGTTTTTAACGACTAACCTTGATAAACCAGACGAAGAACCCGAGTTTAGAGGACGCTCTAGGCGCGTTGCTTATTATTAATTAAGGAAACAAAATGATAGATAAAAGTATGAACCCGGCTCCCCAAGGTATTGCCACGTTAGGTGAAGACGAAGAACCATTAGAAATAGAAATAGAAGACCCTGAGTCGGTAACTATACGCCAAGGCGATGAAGAGTTAAAAATTGAACCTACAGATGAGTATGAGGGGTTTGCTGATAACCTTGCTGAGGAAATACCAGACTCAGTACTAGACTCTCTTGCTTCAGATTTATTAGCTGACTTTGAGTCAGACGTTAGTGCCCGTAAAGATTGGGTTCAAACCTACGTTGACGGGCTTGAGTTATTAGGCCTTAAGATGGAAGATCGCTCAGAGCCTTGGGAGGGTGCTTGTGGTGTATATCACCCACTATTAACTGAAGCGGTTATTAAGTTCCAAGCAGAGACTATTACTGCTACATTCCCTGCGTCTGGTCCTGTTAAAACACAGATAATCGGTAAAGAGACTGAAGAAAAAAAAGAAGCCTCTCAGCGTGTTCAAGACGACATGAATTATCAGCTTACTGATGTGATGACTGAGTATCGTCCAGAGCATGAGCGAATGTTATGGGGCCTAGGATTGGCAGGTAACGCCTTTAAGAAGATTTATTATGACCCCTATTTAGGACGTCAGGTAGCGATGTACGTCCCTGCTGAAGATGTTGTTGTGCCCTACGGCGCCTCTAGCATTGAGTCTGCAGAACGTGTAACCCACGTAATGCGTAAAACAGCTAATGAGATACGTAGACTACAGTACGAAGGTTTCTATAGAGATGTAGACTTAGGCGAACCATCCAACACAATGGATGACATCGAGAAGAAGATAGCTGAGAAATTAGGCTTTAGGGCGACTACTGATGATCGGTTTAAACTACTTGAGATGCATGTTGAATTAAATCTTGAAGGGTTTGAGCATGAAGACCATGACGGAAAGCAAACAGATATAGCACTACCTTATGTAGTAACTATAGAGAAAGGCACAAACACCATCCTATCAATCCGTAGAAATTGGGACCCTGAAGATGAATCATGTAAAAAACGTAATCACTTCGTACATTATGGCTATGTTCCAGGTTTTGGCTTTTATTGTTTTGGGCTTATTCATCTTATTGGGGCTTTTGCCAAGTCTAGTACTTCAATCTTGCGCCAGTTGGTTGATGCAGGAACTCTCAGCAATCTTCCGGGCGGGTTCAAAACACGAGGACTCCGTGTAAAGGGAGACGATACACCCATAGCTCCGGGTGAATGGCGTGACGTAGATGTACCATCGGGTACTATGCGTGATAACTTCATGCCTCTGCCCTACAAAGAACCGAGCCAAACTCTATTAACTCTATTACAAGGCATAGTCGATGAAGGCCGCCGTTTTGCTGGTGCTGCAGACCTTGCTGTATCTGATATGTCCTCTAATTCTCCTGTTGGGACTACACTTGCAGTACTAGAGCGTACACTTAAAGTAATGAGTGCAGTACAAGCGCGTATTCACTACTCAATGAAACAAGAATTTATCCTGCTTAGGGATATTATTAGAGACTATTGCCCAGAGGACTATGACTATGACCCAACTGAGGGTAGCAGACACGCTAAGAAAGCTGATTATGATCTGGTGTACGTACTTCCTGTATCTGATCCCAACGCCTCAACGATGGCACAGAGAGTCGTACAGTATCAAGCGGCCTTACAACTAGCACAAGGCGCTCCAAACTTATATAACATGCCTGTGTTACACAGACAGATGCTTGAGGTTCTAGGTATTCCTAACTATCAGAAGTTAGTGCCTATGGAAGATGATATGAAACCTCGTGACCCAGTGACTGAGAACCAGAACATCCTCAAGAACAAACCTGTTAAAGCATTTCTCTATCAAGACCATCAAGCCCATATCGCTGTCCATATGGCAGCTATGCAAGACCCGAAAGTACAGATGGTGCTACAACAGGCCTTTGGAGCGAATCCACAAGCACTAGCGGCATTACAAGCAACTATGGCGGCGCATATTAATGAGCATCTTGGTTACGAGTACCGCAAGCAGATAGAGCAAACTATGGGTATGAATATCCCTAACTATGGAGAAGATGACACTGACAACCAAGTGACTATTCCTGAAGCAATGGAAGTTCAGATATCTCAGCTGGCAGCTCAAGCATCACAACAGTTAACAGGCCAACATCAACAAGAAGCACAAGCTCAAGCTAACCAAGCGAAACAACAAGACCCGTTGATTCAAATGCAACAGCAAGAGATACAGCTTAAGCAAGGTGACTTGCAACGTAAGGTAGCTAAAGACCAGACAGATGCTCAGTTAGAGATGGCGAAGTTACAACTTGAGCGTGAGAAGTTAAACGCACAACAAGAACAAGCTGGAGCAAATATCGGTCTTAAGCTGCAGACCACGCAACAGACACTCGCGGCTGATAAAGATAAAATTGCTGCTAAATTAGGTGTTGATGTGGCTATGAAGGAAGGTGAACGTGCTCATCAGAAGCATCAGACTAACCAGCAACATGGACACGCTACTAGACTAGCGCAACTCCAACAGCAGGAACGTGCTCAACAAGCACAGAATAAAGGAGGAGAGGTACCTAGAAAAAAGCCTGAAGGGTTTAAAGATGGAGGGGTAATTCACTCTGATTATGATATGGAAGGGTATAAAGCAGCTGTAAAAAGCGGGAAGATAAAACCCCGTGTAGGAGAAGAAGACCACTATCCTGACACTTATAAGCTACCTAACCACCCTACCTTTTCAGAACAAAGTATATACTCCAATGCTGATACTCAAGGCGGTAAATGGCAAGAAGGCGAAGGAGGACGATATTATTTCCACCCTTCTGAACACAACTTAAAAAATAGATCGCCGGATGAATTGGGGGAATATTTCCATAACATAGAAAAGAAGGGTACACACGTTGTACTCCCTAATGGGCATCTTGTTGAAGGGACTAAATGATAAGTAGCCTTATCTCACATCTGATATTACTACCACTTAAACTACTAGCCTTTATCGGGCTAGTAGGGTTCTTTCTATACTGTGTGATTAACATGGTTTATAAATATTTGGAGGGGAAGTTAAGCAATGGATAAAGACAAATTAGTAGCAGTAGTACTTAAACAAATTGATGACAGAGTAGCGTTATTGACAGAGGTGCTGGTAGCAGGAAGACCGGATGATTATGCGGCATATAAAAAGATATGTGGTGAAATTCAAGGTATGCAGACAGTGCGTTTATATATAGTAATCTTAACAAAAGATACGGAGTTTGAAGACGAATGAGTAAAATCTTAATTGGGTCTAACCCAAACAATCCACAAGTTGTGGGGTCTGTAGACTTCTCAGCTACTAACGAAGAAAAGGCAACACAACTGCCTACACCGACAGGATACCGTATATTATGTGCATTACCTGCTGTTGATAAAGAGTACGAAAGTGGTTTACTTAAAGCTGATGAAACCTTACGCCATGAAGGTTTACTGGCTACTGTGTTGTTTGTTGTGGCTATGGGCCCTGATTGCTATGGAGACAAAGAGCGTTTCCCTTCTGGAGCTTGGTGCAAGGTGGGGGATTTTGTTTTAGTAAGACCAAACGCAGGTACACGTATGAAGATACATGGTACTGAAATGCGTATGATAAATGACGACTCGGTTGAAGGCATTGTGCTTGATCCGCGCGGAATTACGAG